AGTCAACTGACCTCAAAAATGCGACAGACCAGGTTCCGCATAATGCTGCGCGAGCTGTCGTTGAAGGACTTTATGGTTTTGTCCAGAAAGTCTATCGCGACGAGTCACTCGTAGAGGTAATCATGTCAGTACTCCGTCGAGCGGTTGGTCCTTGGACCATCCACCTCCCGGATGGCAGTTCGTTTAAAACGACCTGTGGTATACTGATGGGTACCCCTATTTCATTCATCATCCTAAATGTGCTCCACGTCTACTGCCTTCGCACGGCTTCGGCGACCCTTGGTAAAGGTCGCCTTTGGGGTCGTGTGAAAGGCGATGACGCCATCTTAGCGTTAAGAGGGCCTCGCTCGGGGTTCGATGTGTACAGTCGCCTGATTTCTCAAGTGATTGCACCCACGAACCCTACCAAGGAGTACACCAGCAGACATGCTGGTGTCTTCTTGGAGAGGCTCTTCTTTATCAAAGGTTCAGGCCCACGAGTCTTCCGACTTGTGGAATCTGTTCCGATGAGACAATTGTTGTCCTATGAGGGTCAATGTGTTAACCCTTATGAGGCAATGAATTGGCCTGCTAAGATGTACCGACGTATATCACGATCCGTTGCTATTGTAGCAGGAGATCGTATACGAAAGTTGTGGCACAAAGGGGTCTTTCCGTATTTACCAAGATTACTTGGCGGCGGAGGGTATCTCCCTCCCGGGTCTAAATATAGACCCGAGCGCACAATTCCTCGTTGGGGTCGTCAGCTAATTCAGCATATTGCAGATTTAGATGTGATCGAACGAGAGTTGTTATTGGCCAAGATCCGTTTCTCGTTTACACGTGAAAGGGACCGGGTCAATTATAGTGCTGCCGAGAAGGCTTTTGGACTCTTTGTGGCCCCTCTGATCTTGTTAGATCCAGAGGGTGATACCACAGTAGAGGCTACCGTAAATAGTGGGATTGGGGGTCTCATAAGACTCCAACTCCTACGTAACGGTATCCAGGCCCGTAAGACTTACAATGCACCGGTCGGACGATTTCGAAAGATCTTCGATTCCGTCAAACCGAGCTGTGGTCTTATAGGCTCTATCCAAGAGCTTCTTCTTAAATGGAAAGAGAACCCTACACCCTGTGTTGTTCTCGATTCCCCAAATTTGGGGATGGCTATTGCCTTTTTATCATAGCCACTGTTGTGACAGTGACTATCGGG